CTGGACAAGATGTAACTTTTAATAGCGACTACGCAGTAGATGCAACAAGTCAGACTTATGATTTAGCTGGACAAGATATAATTTTTAATAGAGATTATGTAGTAGATGCTACTAGTCAGACTTATAATTTAGCCGGACAGGATGTAACTTTTGAAGTAGATTATGTAGTAGATGCAGATACTCAAACTTATTTATTAGGTAGCATTGCAGTAGGACTAGAAACCGGCTATAGACTAGCTGGAGCTACAGAAGCATACAACTTAGCTGGACAAGACCCTGGCCTTGAATTAAGTAAAGGATTTGATACAGATAGTCAAACTTATGTACTAGGTAGTACTGCTGTAGATTTAGCTTATAGTTATAAATTAGAAGCTACTAGCCAGACTTATAATTTATCTGGGCAAGATGTAACTTTTGATAGAGATTATACATTAGATGCTATAAGCCAAACTTATGATTTAGTTGGACAAGATGTAATATTTGAAGTAGACTATGTAGTAGAAGCTACTAGCCAGACTTATGATTTAGCAGGACAAGATGTAACATTTGAAATAGGCTATGCAGTAGATGCAACTAGTCAGACTTATGATTTAGCTGGACAAGATGTAACATTTGAAGTAAATTATGTAGTAGATGCTACTAGCCAGACTTATAATTTAGCAGGGCAAGACGTAGCCTTTAACAGAGACTATGTAGTAGATGCTACTAGCCAGACTTATGTACTAGATGGACAAGATGTAACATTTGAAGTAGATTATGTATTAGATGCTATTAGCCAGACTTATAATTTAGCAGGGCAAGATGTAACATTTAAAGCAGCCTATGTAGTAGATACTACTAATCAGACTTATGTATTAGATGGCAGCAATGTAACCTTTGAAGTAGATTATGTAGTAGATGCTACTAATCAGACTTATGATTTAGTTGGACAAGATATATCATTAGAAACTGATGATAGTTATGAACTATCGGCCGAAACACAAAGCTATGCTTTAGATGGTGGGGATGTAACATTTGATAGAGATTATGTAGTAGATGCAATTACTCAGACTTATGTATTAGCTGGACAAGATGTAACCCTTAAAGTAGGGTATACAGTAGTTATAGAAACTCAAAGTTATATATTAACTGGGGCAGATTCTAGTACAATAATAATAAATTATATAATGTCTGTCGATTCTCAGACTTATGATTTAGATGGTCAAGATGTAACATTTGAAGCAAAGTATGCAATAGATGCAGCAAGCCAGACTTATGTATTAGATGGACAAGATGTAACTTTTGAAGTAGACTATGCAGTAGATGCAACTAGCCAGACTTATGATTTAGTAGGACAAGATGTAACTTTTGAAGTAGACTATGTAGTAGATGCAATTTCTCGTGCTTATAATGACTTATTAAATGATCCAGAAATGGAGATTACCGATACTAATAGTACTGGTACTGGGGACTGGGCATGGTCAGGTTGGGCGTGGGAAATAAGTACAGGCGCATTAAGGGCTAATGTAGCATGGAATAATACTACATTACAAAAACCAACAGCAATAATACCTACATCGGGTAAATTATATCAATATGATTATGAAATACAAGATGAAGCAGTATTAATATTAAATCTTGGTGGTAATATACAAGATATTCCAGCTAAAGCTATTGGAATACATAGTTATATTGTAAGAGCAACCGGTTTTGGGGGTACTTTATTAGTTTCTAATGCGTCGGGTAATTCTGTTATTCCATATTTTAGAATAACAGAAGTATTTGAAGCAGATTTTAACAGAGATTATGCATTAGATGCAACTAGTCAAACTTATGATTTAGCTGGGCAAGATGTATCATTAGATACTACAGATAGTTATGAACTACCAGCTGAAACACAAAGCTACGCTTTAGATGGCAGCGATGTAATTTTTGATAGAGATTATGTAGTAGATGCTACTAATCAGACATATGATTTAGTTGGGCAAGATGTAACTTTTGATAGAGATTATGTAGTAGATGCTACTAATCAGACTTATGATTTAGTTGGGCAAGATGTAGCATTAGAAACTACAGATACTTATGAACTACCAGCTGAAACACAAAGCTACGCTTTAGACGGCAGCGATGTAGATTTAGAAGCTAATCGCATTGTAGATACAGTAAGTCAAACTTATGATTTAGCAGGACAAGATGTAACATTTGACGCTGGTAGAACATTAGACGCAACTACTCAAACGTATATATTAGATAGTATAGACGTAACATTTGATAGAGGTTATGCAGTATCTATCACTAATCAAACTTACTACCTAAATGGTAGTATAGTAGATTTTGAAGTAGATTATGTATTAGATGCTGAAACACAAAGCTACGCCTTAGAAGGTCAAGATGTAAGTCTAGATATTACAACTACTTATGCATTAGTTGCTGAAACACAAAGCTACGCTTTAGACGGCAGTGATGTAAGTTTTGACTTTAGTAAAGTTTTAATAGCTACTACACAAACTTATAATTTAAATAGTACTGATATTACACTTGATAGAACATATGTATTAGATGTTACTAATCAAACCTATAATTTAGTTGGTATAGAAGTAGAGTTAACTAGAAGTATTACCTTTAATAATATAGGTGAAATAATAATGTGTATAGATACAGAAGAAGTATATAATATCAATGATAATGTATTAATACTTAATATAGGAGAGCAGAATGAGTTGTGTACCAGTAATTGTTAGTGGGGATGATACAGCTATCTCTATAACACTTAAGAAAAATAATGCTACATTTGATATTCCTACAGCAACTGCTACAGTAACTGCTGCAGTTATATCAACAGATAAACGAACTCAGTATATTACAGGTACTTCTGTAATTAGTTCTACACAGGGTTCGGATTGGCCGAACTCTTTAGTAGTCGTAGAATTTACAAGTACACAAACATCTACACTTCCTACTGGAGGTGCACTTGTAGAAGTACAAGTAGAGGATAATGGTAAGTTAACTTGGTTTGGAAGCATTAAGATGACTGGAGATACAATACCATAAAAGGAGATAATATGAAAGAGTATTTAGAAGGTATTAAGATACCTGATATAGTAAAATTCGGAGCCTTCATTTTAGTATATACTTTTTATATATCTTGGTGGGCATCAAAAATTGAAACAAAACTAGGAATTGATGCGGAAACTATACAAACTCACATAGAAGCTGATAATATAGTTACTCAAAATGTAATTCGTAATTCAGAAGCTATAATAGCAATGACTAAAGTACAGGATAAACTGTATGTTATGTTAACGGACTTACAAGCAGATCATATTTATTGCAAACAAATAATTGCAAAAATGCAACAAGATTTAAGTGCAGGGCATTCTAGGGCAGAGCCTGCAATTAAGGAACTACATGATGAATTAGAAAAACATTTAAGAAGACATCCTAGAGATAGTAATGGATATTACAGATGAGCAAGTTAATCAGGGATGAGATAAAATATGTAAGGGACGGCGCAAAAGCCGCATACAAGAAAGACCCAGAGTGTTATATTTGCGGAACAAGCGCAGATTTACAATTTCATCATTTTTACTCGATGACTCCACTTTGGGAGAAATGGAAAAAAACAAATAGTATTACAATCAATAGTACTGAGGATATATTCGACATTCGTGAAGACTTTATAAGTGAATTCCATGACGAGATATATAATCAAACTATTACTTTGTGTAAGTTTCACCATATGGAGAGGCTACACAAAATCTATGGTAAGGTTCCTATACTGGGAACAGCCATGAAGCAAAAGCGTTGGTGTGAAAAGCAACGTATTAAATGCCTTGAAAAAAACAAAAATAACGTAGAGATAGGCACAGGAGACTCGTTATGAGACCAGAAGCAAAATCAAAATCAAGAAGCAAATTATGGAACGCTATCGGTGGAGCCAAAGAAATTGTAGGTGACGCAGGATATTCTGCAAATTGGACAGTTGCATTTCCAAACCTTGCAGCACCAGGTGATACAGTAGTTGTTGGTCCTTACCACTTTGCTTTCGTAGCACATGGTAGTCAGGATACCCCAGGAGATAATCCAGGTACAGCTGCCGCACCACATCAAATCACAGTTGGTACATCAACAGCAGATGCAGATAAAGCCGCAGCAAGTTTAGCTGCAGCATTAATCGCAGAAACAGAGACTACTGGAGCATGGGGATTTTTACATCCAGTAAATGCAACAGGAGCATCTGCAACTACTGATACAGTAACTATTAATTTCTGGCCCGGAACACAGGCAAATGCAGATGCTCATATTACAGTAACTGCTACGGGAACAGACCCTACGGTTGCTAGAGTAAATATTGGTGTTGTATGCCCTACTATTTCAAGAGAGCATAATATTACTATCATTGATACTACTGGCGAAAGCAATACCAAAGGATACTATTACTTAGCTGATGGTAACCTTGGTGAATCAGTAATAGTACTTGTTAAAACAGCTGCAGGTTCAGATACCCCTACAATTATAGGTCATTTATCTGATGCTGCTGTAGCACAGGTTGAAGCCTTATATGCCGCAGGTGTAGATGGAACATCTTCACAGTTTATATGGACAGGAGCTTGGGAACAAGTAAATGAAAATGGAACTGCACTAACATTTGATGCCGCTACTTAATAGATAGAAAATATAATCCCCTCGAAAGGGGGGATTAACTAGGATAATAAAATGAATAAATTTTTTACTAACCTAGTAAATAAACTAAACCCTGCACAAGAAGAAATTGTTGATGATTATGGAGAAACACATTCAGTATCATCAAATTTATACACTAATCAATATGTGTATAATAAGATTGAAGTAGTTAATAGAGGTGTTAATTTAATTGTAGATAGCGCAGCTAGTATTAAGGTAGATACAGGTGATATATTGGATTTTCACACGTCCGCTACACGGATTCGTAAAAAGAAATTAGATCAACTGTTAAATTTTAGACCAAATCCTTACTATAATGCTGACGTTTTCTGGAGAAACATATATATTGACTTATTACTTGAAGGGGATGCATTTATTTACTTTGATGGAGCGTATTTGTATAACTTACCCGCTACCAATGTAGAACTAACAGCAGATAAAAAGACATACATAAAGAAATATACGTATGCAGATAAAGATTTTAAACCAGAAGAAGTAATCCATGTTAAAGATAACTCAGGAGATAATGTATTTACTGGAACATCTAGATTGGATTCAGCTAAAAAGAGTTTAATAACATTAACCTCTATGACTGATTATCAGAAAAACTTTTTTGATAATTCAGCAATTCCTGGTTTAGTACTAACTACTCCTAACCCATTATCAGATAGGGTTAAGAATAGAATGTTAAGTTATTGGAGAAGTAGATATAACCCAAAGAAAGGTGGTAGACTACCAATGATTTTAGACGGCGAATTTAAAGTTGAACCGTTATCAAACTATAATTTTAGTGAATTAGATTTTAATGAAAGTATTAAAAGATATGAAGATACTGTATTAAAAGCATTAGGTGTTCCCCCAATATTACTTGATACAGGTAATAATGCAAATGTAACTCCTAACTTAAAATTATTTTACATTAATACTATTATGCCATTAGTTAATAAAGTGGTACAAAGTGTAGAAATGTATTTTGGATATGATATTAAGCCTATTACACAAGACGTATTAGCCCTAAGACCAGAATTAAAGGATTTAGGAAACTATTTAACATCTATTACAAATGCAGGCATTATATCTAGAAACGAGGCACGTGAAGAAATTCGTATGCCTAAGAGTGATTCTGACCAGGCGGATGACCTAATCATCCCAGCTAACATAGCGGGAAGTGCGGAAGATCCTGGAGTAGGTGGTAAACCACCAAAGACAGAGGGAAATGATGAAGAAAAGTAATCATGAATTTGAACTCTATTGTAAAGACTTTAATGTCAAAGAGGGTGGAGATGATGTAATAACCGTTTCCGGTTTTGCAAACACTACCACCAAAGATAGACAGGGTGATGTAATTTTAGAAGAGGCATGGACTAAAGGTGGATTAGATAATTATCTTAAAAACCCAATAGTACTAGCTTATCATAATCCTGAAAAGCCTATAGGTGAAGTAACTGACTATGGGGTAAATAATAAGGGTCTACATGTTGTTGCCGAAATTTCCAAGGCTGCTGGCGACGTGTATACATTAATTAAAAAAGGGGTGCTTAAAGCATTCTCTGTTGGATTCAGAGTGAAAGACGCCGACTACGATACCGATACCGATATCTTCGTGATAAAGGATTTGGAAATGTATGAACTTTCAGTTGTATCCATTCCAGCAAACGCCGATTCAATCTTTTCTGTTAGAAAATCTTTTGAAACTGAAGAAGATTATTTGAATTTTAAACAACTATATAAAGAACCCGAAGCTCCAACAAAAGTTGAGCCACCGGTTCATAAGGAGAATATAAAAGTGGATAAAACTTTTACCGAAGAAGAATTACAAGCAGCTAATACAAAAGCTGTTAAAGATGCTCTAGAAGCAATCGAAGCAGAAAAGGCTCGCAAGGAAGAAATTGAAAAGATCGCTCTTGCTGCAAGCTCTACAGGTGCAGAAAGATTACTAGCTGATTTTGAAAAGAAGCTTTCCGATAAGGATGAAACTTTCAAGACTGCTATGGATGAAATGCGCGCTGAGTTCAAGGAAAATTCAGATGAACTAGAAGCACTTAGAAAGTCTAAAATGTCTTTCGAAGATCGTGGAAATAAGCCTGGAATTACCGATGAAGAAATTGATACAGCAGTACTAACAGCTAAGGCTCTAGGTGTGAAAGTTAATGAAACTGAGTACTTTAAGTCTCTAGTAACTAAAGCTGATGAAGGTGCAGGTGGAGCGCACTCTGTGCATATTCAAGATGCAACAACACCAGCTGAGTGGGAAATGCTTTTCTCTACTAGAATGTATCAAGATATTAAAGATAAGACAATTATCGAACCTTTATTTACACAACGTGTACAGATGACTTCACGTGTAATGACCTTCCCATATAATCCAGAAGCAGGACTAGCACAATGGATTCAGGATGGTAGTTACAGAAGTACTGATCTTACATCAACAGGAACTGAAGTAATTCATAAGTTCAAGGATAATACCATTAAAGCTGAAAAGCTAGCATCTAAGGAATACTTAGGTTACGAAGAAGAGGAAGATGCAATTATTGCTCTTATGCCTCTAGTTCGTGATGCAGTTATGCGTAGAATGGTTCGTTCAACAGATACTGAATTACTACGTGCTAATAATGGTTCTACTACATCAGGTGCATCATCTGGTTCAGCTCTAATTGATGGTGTTTCTACATTAGCTGCTGATTTAAGTGGTAACTATGATTATACACAGCCTGGTTCTTTTGGAGATCCAACTACAATTGCTGATCTTCAGCAAACACGTAGATTAATGGGAGCTCCTGGCTTACTACCTGGTGATTTAGTTTATGTTGTTAGTCAGGCAGTATACTTCGATCTATTAGAAGATCCTGATTTCCGTACAATGGACTTAGTTGGTGGTTTAGCTACAATTTTACGCGGTCAAGTTGGAAGCGTAAATGGCTCTCCAGTTGTTATTTCTGATGCATTTGCAGCAGACGCAGCTGGTGCAGTACAGGCAATAGCATTTAATTCTAGCAATTACCTGTTTGGTGAACTACGTGGAATGATGGTTGAACGTGATCGTGATATTGAAAATCAAAAGAATATCATTGTTGCTACTCGTAGATTTGGTATGACAGAAATTGTTCCAGCTACCGCAGGTGGTGGAAGAGGATTCTGTGCTAACTTCGTACGTCCAGCATCGTAATTTGAAATAATAGTAAACCTTCTCAGGTTTACTTTTGGGCTGCTTTAATTTGGCTAGGTACCAACGGGGACAATAGTCCCCCGCGGTACCATTTTTAAGAGGAAACAATGGCAATTTTAGACTTAAGTACATATAAGACGTATCAAAAGATTAATAGTGATCAAAATGATGATAAAATAGAAGCCATCATTCCGTCTGTAAATAGTTATATTACTAGTTATTGTAATAGAACTTTCCTTATTTCTGATAATACAGATAAGGTAGAATATTTTGATGCTACTCAATCAGATTACTATCCATTGGAATTTCCAATAGTTAGTGTCGCATCAATTAAGTACTCTACTGAGGAAGATGGAGTATATGATGAAGAATTAACAGCATATACTGATTACGTAATAGATGTCCTTAATTCTAGGGTTGTACCTGTTGGAGTAAATTATTTTGTTACTGCAACTACAGCAATAAATAGTGGAGAAATAACTTATACTGCTGGATTAGATGATTATCCACCTGAGATAGTCCAAGCCGCAGTATTACTAACAGAGTATTACATGGAACAAGCATATACTCCTAGAAAATCATTGGCCGGCGCAAGCGTGGATACTTTGATTCAACCTGATTTTACTGCAAAACTTCCACCACACGTTAGAAGAATACTGGAGCATCATAGAGCCTGGAGTCCATAATGGCTACTAAGACTACAAGTAAGATAAGTATAAGTAGAATTAGAGGGTTTACTGGCCGCTCCGCTAAAACATTATTAGGGAAAGGAGCAAAATTTTTACTATCACAAGCTAAAGAAGTAAGAAGCGGTAAAGGAAAAAAAGAAAATCCTAACCATACTAGACCTGTAGTTAATAGAGAAAATTTAGGTCTTATAATAAGTAAACCCTATTTGATAAAAAAAAGTGCAGCTTTTGAATTATTAAATAATAGCAATCCAGCTTTATTTAATAAAATATATTCATCTATTATAACGGAAATAGACGCTAAGTTTAAAACTCCATTTCCTACAGACAGTAGTAACTTAAGTGGTTCAAAAATATATAATTATAAAGGTAATAATGAACGTATAGTTATTTCTTTTAGTAGTGAAGACTCAAAAGATAATTTTAATAGACTACAAAAAGGATTTTCTGATATAGTTAAGAAGGTAGAAGAACAATATAGACCACAAATAGATTCAAATATTGAAGATTTATTGGTATTAAATTCCTTTAATAGAGTATTTAAGGGAAATATTACAAGAGCAAAGGGTAAGACTAAGGTAGGTGCAAAAGATTTTGCAGTTAAACTTGTAAATAGATATGCAAAGGTAGACAATAATGCTGCTACATTAAAAGAAGCTGGTATTTCATTACCATTTACAAAAAATCAACTAAAATCTAGCTATTTTAATTCAGCTAGTAATATTACTGGGTATACTAAGTACGATATTATATTTAGTATGTTTGGCGAACGATTTGAACAGTCTGGGTTATTACAAGATAGACGTGTTGGTTTAGAAGTTGGACATATTGGTGGTATTGGGGGTAGGGTAGGTCCAGAGACAGGCCCAACTAGTTCAAGTGACTTAAAGTTAGTAAGTATGGAACTATTAGCTGCTGAGTCTGCGGAACTACAAACAAATGCAGCATTACAAAACGAACTTAACAAAGCTAGAACGGAATTTGATAAAGAAAAAATAGAGTTAGAAATTCTTAGAGATTTTAGTGCAAGTCATCAAACAATTAGTTTAATACTTGGTATGCCGGAATCTAATGAAAGTAATAGATTAGATGCTAAAGCTAAACAAGATTTATTAGATAGTGTAGCCGCGAAGTTTGGAGATGAATTACCAAAAATTAGTGGCTCTCCTTCTCTGTTATATTATATTGAATCAAGTATTATAGCAGCTATTACAGGTAAACCAACAAAATCAGTAAGGGCAGGTCTAAAGGATAATTTTAAATTATTTGAAAAAGGTAAGGCTAAAAGCTTAAAAAGAACAGTTAAATTAAAGAAGTATAGAACTAAAGCGCAGCCATTAGCACCACTAAAAAAATATAGGCCTACAGGCTCTCTATTAGGTTTACACGGTTTAATAAATCAAATATTAACAGAACAAGTAAAACAACAAATGGCTGACTCCGCAGCAACAGACGGAAGATTAAGATATCAAACAGGTAGATTTGCTGAGTCTGCAAATTTATTAACTTTAACCAGTACTCAAGCTGGTTTATTAGCTGGTACTTATACTTATAAGAGAGACCCCTATGATGTATTTTTACCGGGGGGTAGGTTAGGAACACCTAAAAGAGACCCAAGAATATATGTAGAGGGTGCTATAAGAAACGCAGCTATATCTATACTTAAGGGTAAATTCAAAGGTATATTACTGGAGTTACAATAAATGTCAGCAAGAAGCAAAATTGCTAATGAGTTAGTATGTAAATTAAAAGAAGTAGATGGCACCGGAGATTGGTGTTCTAATTTATATACTAATGTAGAGAATAGATTAAAGTTTTGGGATGAGGTAGATGACTACCCATCTGTATTTATTAATACAGGCTCTGAAACTAGAGAATATCAACCAGGCGGATTTAAATGGGCATATCTTATGCTTACCGTCAGGATATATGTCCAGGATGAAGAACCTGAAGCTAGACTGGAAGAAATCTTCGAAGATATAGAAAAGATTGTTGATAATAATGGCAACATGGAATATGATAGTAACAATACTATTGAAGATATGAAAATATTATCAATACAGACAGATGAAGGTCTACTTAATCCCATCGGCGTGGGAGAAATAACCCTTCAGATAATGTATGCATTAAATGAAGTATGTTAGATAAATATCTAAACACTTTATAAGCATACATAGGAGAAATAAAAGATGGCTAGAAATTTATCTAGAAATACAGAGCTATTTATTAGCACTATTCCGCCTGCAACTTTCGCGGCTGGAGCATGTGTTGGTTTAGAAGCAGATCCTGCTGATGGTGGTAATAATACTTGGAAAGTGAATGTGCTTGACGGATTCTCATTCTCACAGGATGTAGCAACTCAAGAAATTGGTGTTAGTGAATCATCAAGTGAATGTACTGGGCTAGGTCAACTAGCTCGTGGTACTCTAGGATTTAACACTGCACTTAACCCTGTAGATGTGTCTTTCAGTACTTATGTTAGACCATATAATGACTCAGGCTTTGGATTACCAATGTGTGTAGAACTACCTTTATGGGCAGGTGCACTTGGAAACCAGGATGCATTAACAGCTTCACCTGCAGCTGCTGGAACTGGTATATATGCAGAAACAATTGCTGGTGGTGGGGATATTTTAACATTCTCTACTGAAATGAGTGATGTTAATGAATTATTACCTTTATACTTATACTTTAAACTAGAAACAACAGTTTATGTTGTATCAGAATTTCAAGTTGGTACAGCAGAAGTAGATTTTAGTATTGATGGTATTGCAACAATTAACTG